ACTTGTTCCACGCTTGTAAACTCCCATCCGGCATTAAGCAACCCATCTAACAGCATTGGATAGATACACCCCCATAGCCAGCCGTTTTGATCGTTGGAACGTGGCTTCCTAACCTTTTTCACTATTACCTGGTAAATCCCATCTACCGAATGAGAAAACAAGTCGTATAACGGTCTAAGGTTGAATAGCCCACCCTTCTTTTCTATCAAAACTTTATTTGTCATATAGCTGTAGCTGTTTTTCTAAACTCTTTCTAACTGCGTGTATAGCTCCTTCTCTACCTTCAAGGCTTCTCAGGTAATCTTCCAGCTCCTTACGTGTTTCTGCGATATAGTAGCCTTCACTTGTGGCGATCAGCCCAATCACCATACCCGAAAGTCTAATATGGTTGATAATCTTTCTTATTCGTGGACTATCAATTTTACACCCATAAGACTTTAAAGCCGAACACATCGCTTTATTTGTAATCGCTTTATATTTACCTACCTTACCGTGAAGCCCTTGTACTATGAGAGGCAGAATAACTTTGTCCTCATAATCGGTTAGAGGTTTTGTTTGCTCTGAAAATCCTTGTATCATACCTAAAAATTGTTTAAGGTTATACTCAAACCTGGTTTAGCAGCATAAACCGCCTTTCCAGTAATTTTTTGCACCTCAGATACAAATAAATGCTCATCGCTGTTATTAGATGAGAGGTGTAAAAGAACTATGTTTGCAACGTTGCTCAAATCGTTTTCTTTTAGAGCTTGTTTGCAACTTTCCAGCTCCATGTGAGAAACCATTAATCTGTTTCTTTGTGTAGGAAGGACACGCCCGGCATTAATGCTTTCTATCAGTTTTGTATCAGAGTAATTACATTCAATCAGTATATGATTCAATCCAGAAAAAGTATATCCAGACTGGCAACTATCCGTTAAAAACATAATACTACCACAATCCGGGTGCTTAATGAAATAGCCAACACAAGGTACATCATGGAAAGCAGGGAAGGGGATCACCCGAAAACCACCAAGCAGATAGCCCGATCCTATTTTAATGGCTTTTACTCTGGAACCTTTCAATTCCTTGCTTTCTATCACTTCTGGAAGAGCCAATACATGAAAGCCACAATCTACCATTGCCTTAGCATATTTAGCATGATCGTTATGCTGATGAGTTATTAAGCAGCCTACGACTTTGCGAATATTGAAATCCAAAGCCTTTTTTACGTCTATGAAACGTATTCCAGCCTCGATAATCAAAGCCTCATTGCCGTTATCCAGTATGTAGCAATTACCACTGGACGAGCTGCCCAAAACTCTTAATTCCATTCCCATTAGAAACCTGGCTTATTTTCATTGGAAGCCGTTGCAGTATTGGCACTGGTATTAGAAACTTCCTCAAAGCTAACATCTGATACATCAAAACGTTGTGTTCCCATTGTGGGCATAGCGTCTGTATGCTCTTCCGCACCCTCAACATCATTTTCAAATGCTTGTTGCATTTCTATAGAGAGATAGCCGTATTTACTAAGTAAATTTCTGATAACGGTTTTGATAGCCATCCCATGAAAATTACCGAGCCATCCAACGGTTTTACTGTCTGCCGAGAAAGGCAGTTCGGCAAGTTTCATAAGGCTTTCTACGGTTGTTTCCTTCTTTAACCCTTTGGAGTAGCGTTTGGCGTGGGTAGCCATTTGTTCAACAGTCATGTACAACGTCTTAGAGAAGCCGTTAAGCAATTCAAAATAGCAGAAGTAACCTATGATCTTATCAGACTTCTTTTCTCCGTCAAAAGCGATCTCGCCAGTAAGTTTGTTCACTTTACGAACTTCACCATCAAAAACGACATCTGCGTTAATGGTACGGTATTGGTTGGATCTTTCCGCAAGCTGAATATAACCCTTGTACCCCAGTTGAAACGTTGGCTCCATAACCTTGATATACTTTTGGATAGGCTTACCGTCTGAGCCTATTTTGGGCTTACCTTTTTCGTCCAAATCATCTACTTTTTTGCTATTATTGAAGGGGATAATGAAAGCGTACCCCAAAGTCTTATTGATTGGCAACTTCAAAACAGCAGCTTTCAGACATTCCGCTACAACCGCTTTCGGCTCGCATAATTGTAAATTTGAATCCGAGTTGTATAGATCAATAATGGAAGCAACAAATGTGGAAGCATTCTTAGAAAGCGCATTTTTAAATTGTTCCATTACAGAAGGAGCGTTAAGCATAGTTTTCAGCACATCTATTTTTTTTGCCTGTGCTGGCATTTTCGTTGATTGGGTACTAACTACTTGTGTACCACTTGAATTTTCTTGTGTCATAAAATTATTATTTAAAGTTGTTTGTATTCTTCCATTGTTCCATTTCCGGCAACACGTATCATCAAAGATTTATCTTTGCTAACCACGAGGTTTATTACTTGCGACATGGTAGGTATAAGATCGTTCACACTTTCCCGATTATCAATGAAAATGGGTGCTGTGATACCTACAGATCGACATATAGCGTTTATTATATCCAGCCCAGCATTGATTTTTGAAGCATTGTTTACATCGGCAAACGGCACACCATCTACAGAGCAAAAACAGGTTATAGCCTCATTCCCATTCAACTTTTCGCTAATAAACGAAAACTTAACCAAAGAGAACATTCCGTTAATACGTTCCATCAACTTGTTGTCTTTTTCTTTCTGGAAGTCTTGTACCAAAAACTCCAAACGTTCTTGTTCTGCCAGAGCTTCATTGTTTTTATCTCTTCTATCCTCCAGATCCTCAATAACTTTATTGGAACGTTCTATAGTATCACGTTTACCCAGCTTCTTATTCAGCTCATCTATAGCCTCAGAAAGAGTAGCCTTAGCTTCTTTCAACTCTGTTGTGTCTATAGGTTTGGCTTCTGCCTTTAACTGGTTTTCAAGATCTACGATTTCATTACTGAGAGAAAGCCAGGTAGGATCGGAAAGAATGATCTTTTGTGTATCTTGTTCTTCCGGCATATTCCCTTTACATTCATTGATATTATGCACCAATATTTCTTTCTCGTTACTCAACTGAGTTATAGCAGCTTGAATAATTGAACACTGCTTTTTAAGCTCTTCAACTTTTGCAGCTTTTTCCTTGCCTTCATTTTGCACTGCTTTCAGTCGGTTTGCCTTGTTGAGATTAAAGTTGTCCTGTAATTCTTGTTGCTTGGCTTGAATATCTTCTACCTCCAACTCTCTTTTACAAGTCGGGCAAATAAAAGCCCCTTCCGGGTACTGTAACGTTTCCGCATCTATGGCATAGAACTTACCTCTCAATACTTCCAAATCATTATTTAGAGCTTCGATAGTAGCTTTGATACGAGAATGATCCTCTTGTTTACGGGATATTTCAGCATCCTTGCTTTTAACTTGATATTCCAGCTTTGAAATATTATCCAGTACGTCATGGTAGGATTTATTGGCATTTTGTCTTATCTCATTTTCTCTTTGCGACTTGGCAAGTTTTTTGTTCCCGATTTGCTTTTGCAACTCAGATTTGGCTTTGAACTCTGCTTCTATCTGTTTGCTTTTATCGGCTAACTGGCTATCAATATCTTTAATTTTCTCTTTTTTGTCGGCTATTTCCTTCTCCAAAACCGCCCAGTCCTCACTCTCAGGCATTGCATCACGTACCGAATCAATTCTACCAGGAATACCCTTTAACTCATCTTTGATAGCTGATTTCTTAGAGGCTATTTCTTTTGCTAATTGCTCTAAGGTTCTGCCTGAAATAAGACTAATCAGCTCTTGAAACTTTGGATTGATATTGGCTACTTCCTCATTCGTAACGTTACCAGCCATTTCAAGCAACATAGCTTTCTGATCTTGCGCCTTCATGGTCGGGAAATATAACGGGTCAGTAATCATTCTAAAAACATATTCCGGCAAGATCGCTGCTACTTCCGCATCATACTCCTTTTTCGTTTTGAGTTTTACACCATTCAAATAAAACTCTGTAGCATGGTTTTGAAGGACACCAGCGTTTACACCACTTCCCCATTTTTCAACATAGTTACGTTGCAGTTCAACATCTCTACCATTGATAGACAATACACCAGTTACGCTATGTACAAGGTGTAAGATTGGTTTTCCATCTTCTCCCAACGTTTTAATGTTAAAGTTGGTATCAGCCCTATTCGTGCTGTCCTTCCCAAATAACAGCCACAAGAACGCATCTTGAAGCGTTGTCTTTCCTGTGCCATTTCCACCACAGATAAAGGTATTTTTATCTGTAAACTCTACTGTTAGATCTTGAATTTTCTTGAAATTCTTTAGGATCAATTTCTTTAAGAATACTTCTTTCATAATTTGTTTATATAAGTGTCTATTTTCTCTGTCTTTTCGATAGTTAATAATTCAGCTCTGGAGTATAGTATTTTGGAGCGTTTCTCTGCCCCATTCCTTGTAGGGTGTACAAGTTGCTGGCGTACCCACCGTTTTACACGAGCCTCACCGAATGATTTATAAGCCTCCCTTTGGGAAATAAGATCTTTTGCCGGAAATACCATTTTTGCGTAATTGGCAGCTCCAAGCTCAGCCATATCTTTACAGAGATTTTTAAGCTCGTATAGCTCCAGTACAATACCCATTATCTACATTTCCTTTTCCGTAATCTTTTAGCCCTCAACATTTTTCTGAAATAGTGCTGTACGCTTTCTGTATTGTACTGGTTATCTGTATAAAGTACATAGAACATCAGGAAGCACATAGCCGTAAATAGAAGTTGGTGCGAAGCTGAGAACGCAATAGCACATACCAGGCAAGTAACCCCTAAAGCACCGAATATGGAGCAACCAACCAAATTTAAAAACGTGTCCGAACTCATATTAATGTTGCATTATTGTTATTTGAATAAGTTGTTTTGCATAGCATACCGCATAAACTCAGGGAACGAGTGTACACCGACTTTTCTAAAACTGTTTTTTCGGTGATTATTAACGGTATTCAAAGAGATAAATAATTTGTCTGCTATTTCTGAATCTGATTTGCCTTCATAAAGCAGCCTCATCACTTCAAGCTGTCTATCCGATAGCTTTGAATTAAATTTGGGGGCGCAAATGATCTTATCGCTTTTACACTCGCCACGTAGAGGACACCCGACAAATTCAAAACGGAAATTCCAGTTCTCATCAATATCTATCACATTATCGTATAGACCAAAGTTGCACTTTATAAATCTCCGTACAGCCAAAAAATCACGGTAACGCTTATTTTCAGAACTCTTTGAGTAAATTTCCATTAAAGCCGTATAAGCCTCAGTATAAAATTCTCTCAGTATTTCCAAGAAAGCCTGGATAAACTCAGTATCACTTTCTCTAAGTTGCCTTTCCGCTTCACCTAAAGGACGCATAGTAACTTCGCCTTCTGGTGTGGTGTAAAATTCGATAGGTTTCATATTACGATGCTTCAGGGAATAAATATTTGGCAGGAACTTTAAACTCTTTCTCTAAAACAGATTGCGCCAACGCATCCGGCTTTTGTGTTCCAGCGATCCAACACCGCACGGTTTTTACGGACTTCTTAGTAATCTTAGCCACCTTTTCTACAAATTCAGTTTTAGGAGCTTTGATACTACTTCTTTCGGGCAAATTCTTATACATTTGCGTAAAAGTAGGATAGTCTTTTTCTGTTAATTCGCTCATTTTCATTTGAAATATTATCACTCCTATAGGTTATTTTGCCTATATTTGTGGTGTTATTACTTTTATTACGTTGCAAATATATGTAACATTGGTAATATTACCAAATAAATCCCGTAATATTTTAGTAATATTTCGAGGAATATTATCATGTTATATTTTAAAAAGTCAATAAATGATTGATTTAAAAAGACTTAGGAAAGAAAAAGGAATCACACAGAAAGAATTAGCTCAACTTCTTTCATGTGGACAGAGCTTTATTGCCAACGTAGAGAATGGCAGAAGGGATTTACCACCCGTCAAAATTGAAATATTAGAAAGAAAATTTGGTAATATTTGCAGTTATATTACCAATGATGTAGAAGAGATAAAGCCGATAGAAAATAAGCCTAAAACCATTGCGCCAAAACAACATTCACAGACTGAAAAAATGGAAGTATCTACAGATATTCTGTTTGCTGGTGCAGACGCTTTTTCCAGGCAGCTAATACAGCTAATGAACGAGAAGCTGATAGCACCCTATTCTATGATTACCGAGAAAGAAAAAGAGATAGAACGGTTAAATAGAGAAATAGGTCGCCTCGAAGCATTGTTAGAGGTAAGCAAAAAAATGAATGCCCAGCAGGAAGATGTTGCAAAATGTGCAGATGCCGTATAGTATTTGGCTTTAAACAGATTAAATATTAGAGTATGGAAGATTATAGCAAACTTGTAATAGAATTGTACAGAGAGCAATTCTTGGCTTATACAGTAGGTTTACCCGTAGACGTAGATAGCATTTTCAGTGTTCAAGATTGCCTTCTTAAAGCGATTGATAAAGCAAAGGTTAATAATGAGCCTACAGATTACTTGGTGAATTTGAAAAATGAAGTTGATTTTTTGAAGTACCAAATTCTAAGATAATGAATAATGCAGAAGCTAACAGACCTATTGCAAACCGTTTCTTTGAAGCTTTTGATGCTCTTGTGGCAATGGGTAAGATAAAAAGCGTGAGAAGCTATTGTGATCCCAACGGTGTAGATAGGCGAAATATGGAGTTACTTCGTAAAGATCCTACACGAAACTTACTACAACCATTTTGGCTGGTTCCTTTGATTACTGAATATGGTGTTAGCGCAAAATGGCTTCTTACTGGAAAAGGTAAGATGTTAGAAAAATAAAGCGATACTTTAAACAGTGTCGCTTTTTCTTTTCCCCTTAACAATCCCCTATATATACTCTATTATTAATATATAATCTTCTTATTATTATATTATATATATACCCCCGTTTAAGTTTTGCTTAGGCAATTTGCTTAAGCAAAAGTGTGTTTTG